CACTATGTCAGACCGCCACTTTTCTACGGGTACGCCTATTACCGGCCCGAAAGCAACTCAACGGTGTTTTACCCCATCCCATTAAATCTAATAGTGTTTTTAATTAGGGAGGTTTATTTTTGGTGCGTTATTCAAAAAGGCCACTCCCATGAAGAAGAGTATAAAGAATTTGTTGAGTTTAAAAAAAACAAGAAGTATAGCTGTTATGAGCGTGAGTTTAAACATTAATGAACAAGCCCGCCTCACTATCAGAACTCATACAAACGATCCCCGGTTACGACCCATACGACGACATTAACGACCCCATAACTGGTGAGCCTATATACTATTTCAACGAAGCAAAGGCGCAGGAGGCCATTGACTTCTTCCCTGACTACCTTAGTTTTACACGCGGTGAGTGGATGGGCACGCCGTTTTACTTAAAGGACTGGCAGAAAGCGATTATAGCTAACACGTTCGGCTGGCTTAAGATCAAAGACGACCTGCGTAGGTATAGAGAAATCCTGTTATACATTCCCCGCAAGAATGGCAAGACCGAGCTTATCGGTGGCATTGGTAATTACGTCTTATTCTGCGACGGCGAACCGGGCGCTGAGTGTTACACCGCAGCGGGCAACGAAGAACAGGCTATGCTTGTGTGGAACGTAGCCCGCGAGATGATCGAAGCAAACCCCGAACTAGATCAGCATGTGCGCGTCTATAAAAAGTCTATAGTTATGGACGGTCTTAGCAGTTTCTTTAAACCTATCACCTCAGACGCAAAGACAAAGCACGGCTTTAGCGTTCACCTCTGCCTCTATGACGAACTCCACGCCACGCAGTCTGCTGAGTTGTCCGAGACTATAGAAACGGCCACAGGCGCTAGACGGCAGCCTCTAGTCGTATACATGACCACAGCCGACGAAGACCGCGTGAGTGTTTGCAATGATAAGTATGACTACGCTTGTAAGGTGCGTGACGGCGTACTTAAAGACCCCGCGTTTCTACCTATCATTTACGAACTCACTAAGGAGGAAGACTGGCACGACCCAGACGCATGGAAACGCGCTAATCCGAATTGGGGTGTGAGTGTTAAAGAGGACGACTTCATAAGATCGTACAACAAAGCCAAAGACGACGCTAAGTTTAGGCCAGCGTTTAGGCGTTTGCGGTTGAATACGGTTACTCAGCGCTCATCTAAATGGATAGATATGCTTCAATGGGACAACTGCGGCGTGAATTTTGACGATGATTTTATGAAATCGCTACTAAAACAGGACTGTTACGGCGGTTTAGACCTATCCTCAACTATGGACACCACCTGTTTATCGCTGTTTTTCCCTAAGTCTAGGGCTGTTTTACAATGGTTTTGGATACCAGAAGACACAGCGAGGGAGCGTTCACGCATAGATAAAGTGCCATATATCACATGGGGCAAGCAGGGATTCATAGAAATGACACCCGGCAACCGTATCGACAACAGTTATATTGAAGCGCGGGTGATTGCGTTATCACAATGTTATAACATCAAGTCATTAGCGTTTGACCCGTGGGGAGCTACACAGACGGCCATAGCTTTAGCGGGCGAAGGCGTGAACATGGTTGAGTTTCGACAGGGTTACAAGTCGTTTACAGAGCCATGTAAGAAGCTTGAGATAGCAATAGCGCAGAAGAAGCTGAAGCAGAACAAGTGCCCCGTTATGCGCTGGCAAATATCAAACGCAGTCGTAGACACAAACCCGAACGATGATATTAAACCCAACAAGCAGAAGGCCAGCGACAAGATCGACGGTGTTGTAGCTGTAGCTATGGCCTATGGCGTGTGGGTGGTACAAGAGAAAGAAATGACCTCGCCCTATGAAGAAAGAGGCTTAAGGGTCATAGAATTTGGAGATGAGGACGATTATGATTATAATGACGAGGAAGAAGATAAAGATTCTTACGATGAATAATAACCCCAAATTTCAGAAGGCGTAAATATGTTGGAAAAGCTAGGCTATTTAGCCGAAAAAGCAACCTTTGGAATATTTAAAGCATCAGGATCGGGCACTTCCGACCTTCAAAACCCATCAGCATGGCTAATAGACGCCTTAAATGCTGGTTCTAAAACAGTCTCGGGTGAGTTAATTACCGCACATTCAGTGTTAAGAAATCCCGAATACCTCGCAGCAATTAAAAATATATCTGAAGACGTAGCTAAATTGCCTATGAATGTCTATAAGTCGCTGCCTAATGGCGGTAAGACCAAAGAAACCGGCCACCCTCTATACAATATGCTGCACTTTAGAGCTAATAAAAACCTATCATCTATGGATTTTTACCAGACAATCACAAGCCACGCGCTTAATGGTGGCAACGGCTACGCTGAAATCGTCCGTAACCACGCAGGCCAAGCTAAAGAAATGCACATAATCCATCCGTCAAGAGTTACGCCGTTCTTTCGTGAAGACGCCAACGGTATGCACCAGCTTTTTTACGAGGTGCGGTCTGAGTTTAGACACCATGGCAAGCAAATGAAGGGCGTGGAGATTCCCGCTGCTGACATTCTACACATTAAAGGCTTGAGCGACGACGGCGTGGTGGGCCTGTCAATATATCAACTAGTAGCCGAAGCTTTAGGCATAGGCATAGCCGCTGACAAATTCAGCGCTGCGTTCTTTGGCAATGGCACGACTTTAAGTGGTGTTATACAAATGGACGGCGAGTTAAGCGACAAAGCACAAGCCCGCCTGCGTAAGAGTTGGGCGGCGTTGTATAGAGGCGCAAGTAAAGCGCAGGGTCTTGCAATCTTAGAAGCTGGCGCGAAGTATTCACCACTTAGTACGGAGCCTGAGAAATCACAGCTATTAGAGACACGTAAATACCACGCCGTAGTAGTAGCCAGAACCCTACGCATCCCCCCGCACAAAATCGCAAGCATGGACGCTGCCACATTTGGAAACATTGAAGAGCAGAATATTGAATACTGGCGCGACACGCTTACGCCGTGGCTTAGACGTTGGCATTTGGAACTCACGCATAAACTATTTGGTGAGGCTTCTGCTGAGTTTGCCCAATTTGAAGTGAGCGCGTTGACCCTTGGAGATTCTAAGACACGCTCAGAAGTATTTAAGACCATGTTTAATACTGGCAGCCTGTCACCTAACGAGATCCGCGACTTTGAAGGATTGAATAGAGTAGACAACCCCGCTATGGATGACTATTTCATGCAGTTGAACATGTCCACAGTTGCCCGCGTATCTGAAGGTGAAGCCGAAGCCGATAATTTAGGCGCTCCCGCAGCTATGGCTATCGAGATGCTTGACGAGATTAAAGCTGACCAGCCAAAGGTTGACGACGTTAACGCGCTACTGAAGGCCCACACAAGCGCGTACATGCCTATCTTCGCTGCTGCTGCCGAGCGTATACTTATTAAAGAAGATAAGGCGTTAAAAGCTAATATGGAGAGCAAGAAAGACAAGCGTATAGACTTTTCACGCTGGTCTGAGAAGTTCTTTAGAACACAGAAGGACGAGATTGTAAGCGCGTTTATGCCCGCGTGTAGCACGTTTGTAGCTACATTCAAAGCGCATGGGTATACAATGAATTACGACTATCTGGTAGAGTTTGCGGCCGCGTATGCTGTTGAAGGCATGGAAAAGGCTGACATGATGTACGCCGAATATAAGGAAGAAGGCTATAGACCTATAAATATAGAGACAGAGACGAAGGCATTTGCTAATAAAGTGCTGTATAACATCTGTCAAACAGCAAAGAAGGACGATTAATATGGATAAAAGTACACATAATTTAAAATGTTTTATGTCACACCTAGGCGTTTACGCTGTTGAGCCTGTCGCGTTTCAGCAGTTAAAGTCGCTAGTTATGTCTGGCAACCTAGTTATTGAAGCCAATCAGGGCGGTGTGCCTGTAGGCGAGCTTGAAACCGTACAGACAAAGGCGGGAACGCTTGTTATCCCTATTTCGGGCATGACAATGCGTAACGCTTCAAGCTTGGGCGGCACATCAACTTCGATGGTGCGTAAAGTTATCCGCGCTGCTGTGAATGACAAAGACGTTAAAGCAATACTCTTGCATATAGATAGTCCGGGCGGTCACGTAGACGGCACAGACGCGCTTGCACAGGAAGTCGTGAAGGCTGCTGCGGTTATGCCTGTACACGCTCATGTAGACGGTAATATGGCCTCTGCTGCGTTTTGGATAGGATCGGGTGCAAATAAGATTAGCGCCTCACGCATGTCCACTATTGGGAGTTTGGGCACAATGTTGACAGTACACGACTTTAGCGAGAAGTTTAGAAAAGATGGAATAAAAACCATGACTTTCGCGACTGGTAAATATAAAGGTCTTGGAGAACC